TAGAAGGTATCTGTTGTAGGTTTGGATTACTCATTGAAAATCTACCGGTTACAGTTCCTCCACCATCTCCTCTAATTTGATTTATATCTGCGTGTATTCTACCTTTATAAACATATCCTTTTAAACCTTCGATAAAAGTATTTACAGCTTTATCAGCTTCTCTTGCTTTTGATACCATTCTTAAAAATCTATCTTCATGAGTTTTTAAATAATCTTTTGGAAGTTTAGGCATTCCTGATTTAGCAGTCTTTTCAAAGTTTGTTATGTTTCTATTATCTAATAATTGTTTTATAGAAGTTGCTGCCCACAATTGAAGATTTAATTGTGTATGTTTTTTTATTATTTTTAAAAGATTGTCTCTTCTAAGTGTTAGTCTTTTACCAAGACGTTCAAGTTTTTGGGTATCTATCCTAACCCCTTTAAATTTCATGTCAACTAGACAAGGAAATAATCTTGTTTCTAATTCAAATATATTTCTGCATGTATACTCTTTATTGTCTTCAGGTTTTATGTATAATACTTTGTCTAATTCTTTATTAAATAAATTCCATAATTTTAAAGTTAAGTCTACGTCTTGTTTTGCATAATCTTTTACTACACTAGATGGTAGTTTGTGCATGTTAGACATCGGATCTCTTTGCATACCACCAGACCATTCAAAAGTTTTTTCTTGTAAATCATACTTGTATTTATTTTCACCAAGAAAATCTTTAGCTAAAGCATCTAACCCATATTTAAATCTGTTCTCATCAATTACAGAAGCAGCTACCATTGTATCTAACAATCTTCCTTTTAACATCTTGCCTGTAGTTGCTCTTAACCAACAAACATCATAAATTGCGTTATGAAAAACTTTTGCAATCTTATCATTTTGTAAAAGTTTTGTATTCATTTGGTCCCAAAACTCTTTTAATTCTTCTTTTGATTTATCATCATCACTATGTTTTAGAGAAAAATAAACTGTGTCTTTACCTGTAGCTACAGCTACCCCTGTAATAAAACCATCTTGCCTAATCGCACCTAGACCTTTTGTTTTAAGATTTGGATCGTAAGTTTCTATATCAATAGCTACTGTATCTACACCTTTTAAATCTAAATCAATTGGATGGTTACACATTATAATCCCTTTCTAATATCATTTCTAAATAGTGTATTGCTTTCTTAATATCTTCTTCTTTTCCTTTCATAGAATGTCTACAAATATACTTTATAGCATTGCCTTCTGCAAACAAAAATTTATTTTCATTTATAAACTCTGCGGGCTGTATTGTAAATTTTTTATAGTGGCTCCCGCCGTGCTGTTTGTCTAATGATTTGTAACCTATTCCCTTAAACATATCTTTGTGTGTCATATATTCTCCTTTTAAAGTTCTAAGATTTCTCTCCAATTGTTTTGTATTTTTGCTAAAGAATAAGGACCAGAAGATCCTATAGTCCAACAATCTGTTTTACCTCTACTATAAGCAACATAAGCTAATCTTATAGGTTCAAAGTTACGAGGTTCAGGCCTCCAAACAGATAGATCAACTATTATATTATCAAAAGTTAACCCTTTTACTTTATGTATTGTATCGTGTTGGATTCTTGGTTTTTTAGTTATGTCCATATTATTATTTAAAACTTTATTAATATAAGGTATTTTATTAATTAATTTTTCGTTTTTTGATAACGCTTCATTATTTAAAAGTTGAGAGAGTCTTTCAAATTGTTTTATTTCTGGTTTTAAATAACCTGCATCTATAAGTTCTTGCACATTATAATCTTTATCAATTAAAGGTTTTAGTTTATCAACATCGCCTAAACCATTAACTTTTACTTTTGAACCCATTAACTTCCAGTATTCTTTTATCTGTTGTTTAGAAACTTTATCATTTAAAAAAGTTTTCCAATTTTTAAAACAATTAAAGTGTTCTCTAGATACATGAGCACTACCTGATACCATTTTATAATCTATTCCATTATTTTGAAGAAATGTATTTATAGATTTATGAGTAGGGTTGCCTCTATATGTAAATAAAAATGTTTCGTCTGTGTTTAAAATTTTATTAATTAAAATATCTTTTGCTTTACATCCTTGATCTAATCTAGGTATATAATGTGATTTTCCAACAACATCAGTTGGAGTCCAAGTTCTTTCTGAAAATCTACCATATTCTTTCCACACAGGTGCAATAATATTTCTGCATATTTTGTTAATGGTTTGACCACATCTTAAACCTTCAGTAAGTTCATTGGCCTTTGCTTCTTCTGTGTTAGCTAATAAATAAAAATATTCAGGATCTGACCCTGCATATTCGTGAATAGTTTGATCAGCGTCTCCTATAAAAATAAATTCTTTTGCATTTGTAGCTGCTTTTTGTAGAGCAGCTATCTGAGGTTTACTACAGTCTTGAGCTTCGTCTACTATCAAAACATCTATATCAGTAGGTACAGCTGCTTTAAATCTAAAATTATCTATCATATCTACAAAAGATATTCTTTTATGTTCTTCACTGTTTCTGTAGTTATCATATTGTTTTTTTAATTCTAATAATCCACCTGGTCCTTGAAGACGATAACCTTCATAACGAGATCTCTCACAAAGAGCCCAATACTTTTCAAGTTCTACATCAGAAGTTAAGTCATAACCTTTACCGTGCGCATGAGAAATAAATTCATAAAGAGGATGTTTATCCCAAGGAATATTTTTTTTTAAAATATTCATACCTAAATTTTCTTTACAAAAAACTTTGTGATCTTCATGCTCATATTTTTTTATATTTAAATACTCTGCTTTAAAATAAGAATGAATTGTACAGATTTGATCTTGTAAATTTGTATCTGGAATATTTTCTAATTCTGGTAATTTGTTTACAGCTTTTACAATTTCATCAGCAGCTGTATTTGTATGAGATAAAATTACAATTTTATCCCAAGGATATTTTTTTAAAAACTCAGTGTATTTATTTTTTAACCATTTGTGAGTTTTACCTGTACCTGGAGGACCTGGAATAAAATTTGGAATCTTTAAACTATTCATCTTCACCTGTACTATCTCCTATATAGACAGATTCCCCTTCCCATATTAATTTATTATTTTCTATTTTTTCTCCACTTATTACCCAGGCAACACAAGATTTATCTTTGTATTTACCTTTATCTTTTTTACCTTTTAAAATAGTTTGAACTTTCTGAACAAGATCAGGTCTTTTTAAATTTACTCTATTTTTTATTAATTCTTTTTCAAAGTTGTTTAAATCAAATTCTATTCTTTCTTTTTCTTTATTGTAATAAGGTAATTTATAAACAGCCAACTGTTCCTTATCCATGTAAACACCTTTTGTATCTAGATAGTCTAAGAAAAACATTTTAAACTGTGAGTCTTCTTCTGCTTCTTTTACATATTCTTTTGACTTTTCTCTGCTATAAAATTTAGCCATCATTATTTCTTCAAATTCTTTTGGTGTCATTCTAGGTATCCATACCTTTGCTTGACTCATAGCGATGTCACAAAACAATTTTAAATTCATAAGTGATTCACCGTCGATCCAAATCTTTTTCTTGACTGTTTCTAACCCAGGAGTGTCTGCACTTTTTTGTGGTACATTTAAATGTACGTAGTATCTATTTGCTCCATACTCTTCAATTTTTTCAATAGTATCTTTTGATACCTGTAAAGATATATCTTTAAATATACCTATCCAATTAAATAAACCTTGAATATTTTTATGACTATAGCCTGTAATTTCATGTATTTTATTTATTCCAAATTTTTTATTTGTCTGCCTGCTCGAACTTCCTTTCTTTAATCTTTGTCGATACCCATCATCATCTGCATGTTCCGCAATCCTAGATACAAAATCATTTATTTCATCATCAGTCCAATCCGTATGTTTAACTAATATTCCTGCAATCGCAGTACAATATTCATCTCTACTACCTGTACTAGGATATATAATTGTTAAAGCTGCAGACAAAGCAACTTTACCTACATCTATAGATAAGTTTCCTTGGTACTCTCTTATCTCTTCAAACTTTTCCCATCTTACATTTGTTTTTGATTTACTATGTAAAGAACCTGGAACTATAGTGTATCTTTTTTTTTCAGTTCGTAATTCACATATCATTGAACCATGTGGAAAAGCTTCATAGTCTTTTGCAAATTCATCTGGTAATTTAAATTGTTTAAATGGTATTTGATTTCTGTTAGTCCAAAGGTAATGACTTGTTGGATTACCCTCTCTTCCAAAAATTGCACCGCAATCTTTAATGTAATAATTAATAAATCTTTTTACAAATTCGTTATCTATATCTAAATCAACATCGTGATCTAATCTTAATGCTATCTCTGCTGTTTCGTGATCCCTGTTCCATATATCTTTCTCTATTTTAAAATCTGGGTCGGTGTACTTCTTTACTTTAGGAGTACCCTTGAGACAGGGTATAATTACCCTTCCCAACTCTAACCAATCTATATAATTTATAGGTTCTTTATTCATTTTATATTCTTTATTAAATTAAGAGTGGGCGGTATCCACTCTCGCTTCTCCGCCCATCCTGCAGGAAATTATAAACTAAATTCTTTTTTAGCTTCTTTAGTTTCAGGTTTAGCTTGTACTTCACCTTTGCCAACACTGACTGCAAAGCTTTTAGCCATATCATAAATAGATTTATCTTTGACAGGACCAACCTTCGATACATCCCAACCAAACCAAGTTCCTTTGTCATTAGACATTTGAACTGTAGATAGTTTATAAATGTGGCTATAAGTTGGCGGTGTAAATAAACCGTTAGCACCTTGCAATTTTAAACCCATCATCATCGAGTTCCATTTTCTACTAACTTTAAGTTGAGTAGATTTCATAGAAATCAATGCAGATTCTGGGCTATCACCTACTACAAGTACAAAATGATTAGCAGTGTTTTCTAAATAGTTACCATTAGATAATCTATCTTTGTATGATTTATCTCTAGTCGTTTGACTAACGATATCACTATCTGCATCATGAATTGCAACAGGTGCACCTGTGCTGGTACCTCTATCTTGCCATTCAACATATTGTCTTTTGTAATGACACGGTACAACTTGTATTGAATCATACAATTGATTTGTTACAGTGTTCATTATTTTGCCAGGTTCTGCGCCTTCGACATATTTACCATCTCTTTTATTTACCTCTGGAGATAGTTGGCCCAAAATTTTTAAGAATGGTAACGCAAGATCTTCTTGCGAGATATTCTGGGCTCCTTGTTGTGCATCAGCTTCAAAATTTACTGCAGCTAATGCTCCTTCTTTTTTAGTTGTTACTTCGTTCATGTTACTTGTTCCTTTTTATAGTTGTCTTATTCTCTGAGAATACCCCAAAGATTTCCGTTGGCATTTCTTGACCTGCCTCAATACGCTCACGGACTAGCGCTTTCAGAGTCATAGGCTCAACCTTCATCTTTTGTGTCGGTTGAAACCCGTGACCCTTCGCAAGTTCAGCATAGTCTGCTGCCTTGTTATCCTCGTTACGACCAAATGATACCAAGATCTCGTTCTTAATAATATCACCTAGTCCATTGTCCCGAAGCCAGTTAAACGCCGTCTCTTTATTTGCTTCTGTAATAGTAGCACGATACGTCGTTGAAACTTTAAGATGTGATCCATCTGAAAGTTTTAATTCTGCTAAACCCATTTCAGACATCATAGTGGGTATAACCTCACCTGATATACGTAGGTATTCTTTTTTTAAATCTTTTAAATTGTTTTCACTAGCTTCTATTCTAGTGTTTAAACCTTCTAACATTTGTACTTGATCTGCAAGAGACTGAATATTTTCAGTTCTACTCATTGCATCTTGTTGATCCTTTTCAAAATCAATTGTCATTTATTTCTCCTCTTTCATATAAGTTTATTTCTATTGGATAGTATTTTCTTTCTTGTTTGTCCCACTTCAATACATTGTATTTTCCGTTTGTAATATCAGATACTATAGAACATGCAACACCTATAATTGCAGGATCACCTGTAAGTAATAAATAATCTTTTACATGATAATCTTTTAAACCTTGTCTTAATTTATAAATAAGAGGACCAGGAGAAAAAATCATTTGAGAAAATTCAGGTAGTAAAAATTTAAACTGACCATAATGAGACGCACCCATAATATTAATTTTAGGATTGCCTGCTTGTGTTCCAGGAATGTGTTGAATAACATATACGACAGGCGTATGTGTTTTCATTATTTTTTCATACTCTATACTTTCTGACATTGACAAATCATATAACATCCTTTATATAGAAGTCAATAGAAAGAAGAAAATAAAATGAATTATAAATTTAAAACTAAGCCATACGCGCATCAATTAACTGCGTTAGAAAAATCATGGAACAAAGAAAACTTTGCATACTTCATGGAAATGGGTACAGGCAAAACAAAAGTGTTAATAGATAATGTTGCTATGTTATATGACAAAGGCAAGATTGATGGTGTATTAATTATTGCACCTAAAGGTGTTGTTAAAACTTGGT